CTATACGACTTTCCCATTAAGGTTTTTATGATAAATAGTTATTTTGGAATTTCTTTCGAAAGTCCTATACTATAAGAAAAATAACCTAAAGGTGTTTTAAATAAAGTTGTTAAGAAAAAGAAACATTTTGGAAGTTCTTAACTCTTACTTTGATATCTTTTTGAGGATATCTCACTTGATATACCTGTACTGGTTCAGCAAATATTGTGTCGTCAACAGGTTTTATAATTCTAAGTTCAGGGTCCGAATATTGCATTGATGTTTGTGCAGAAGAATATTGACCACCAACTTTGTTTTCAACAATAATATCGGTCACAGTAATTACTCCATTTTGATTTTGGATAATACTTTTAAGTTCTGACAGATACACATTTTGACCTAATTGTCTTATTTGTGGATTGAAATAATCTGAAACTCTGTTGACAACATCAGAAACAATTTGACCCGAGTTTTGTGTCGCATCCAACACTACGGAAACTTCGATACCTAAGTCAATTACTTCAGCAGAAATAACAGAAATATAATCATTCATCATACGATAGTTTGATAAATAGGTTGCAACGTTTTGTCTTAGGGTGTTTGATACTATGTTGGTAATCGTAGGACAATAAATTGATAAGAATCTTGTTGTTGTTTTCAGTTACAGAAACTTTTGCAGGTGCACCAAACTGAGCCGGCATAACTCTAAGTAAAGATTCGTAATCATTTACAGTAACCGCTCTTTTTTGTGCAGAAAAGTTAAATGAAACATAGTTTCTAATTTCTTCAACATTCGGTACGTTTGCGCCACCAATAGCAGCTATCGGGTTGGTACATCTCAATGAATTGATTACAGATGTGTTTGTTGTTTGAGATGGACCATTAACAAAAAATGATACAGTTCCAACCTGATTAATAACGTTTGTTCCCAAGTTTGTTGCCAAACCACCACCAACTCTATATTGGATAAATAAAGTTGTATTTGGTGTTAGTGTTGAACCTAATGAAAAGTTATTTTGTAATGATTGAATATTAATTGGTACACCCAAGTTTGTGAATGCATTCAATTGGTCTTGAGCCGATGTTGAACCCCCACCGAAAGTAAGTTTACAATACCCTTCAGGTGTAAACTCAGATATAAATCTATTATTTGTTTGAACGTATCTACCAACTTTAATACCAGGGTCATCAGATACTTTAGTTGGGTCTTCAATAAAAATTCTATCTTCGGCCAATGCGTCTACTTCATACCATCTGTTGGCTAAACCTAAAAACTCTGCCGTGGTTGGAATGTTTGTGTAGTTTGTTCCATTTTTAAGAAGAACACTAGTGATACCCAAAACGTTTTTATCAGGTAAGAATAGTTCGAAGAATGGGATTACGTCACCAGGTCCAATCACTCTTTTGAAAACTTTTGTAATTCCGTTTACAACAGGTTCTCTCTTAGTGATTGTATAATTAATTAAATTACCATTTGCATCAAAGTTTGGTATTTTCAATCGGTTTGGAAATCCTGAACTGTTATATGGATTTGCAAAGTCAATATCCTGTGAAGTTTCAAAAACAATACCAGCACCAAAAACTTGTGAACCCCTTGTTAATGTACCCAAATATCTCTCATCTTCTTTATCACCAAACGCAGGAACTGTTATTGAAAAATCAACAACAGACACTGAAGGTCTTTGACCAGGTATTTTAAGTCCGTATGTTTTGGCGATGTTATAAATTGATGAACGTTGTTGAGCATACTGAAGTACAGTTTCTTGAATACTTCTATCGATGTGATAGTGTAAGTTGTCAGCTACTGCGGCGTTCAAATCCAAGAACACAGAGAATACTGACGCATCATTGAAATCCTGAATTAACTCAGGATAATAACTCTTAACATAATTTTGTAGTTCTATCCTGATGCTTTCATAGTCTCTCGACGTGTAGGATATTTGTCTATTTGCCATATAATCTTAAATATTGATGATGACGAAATCGCTTTGTGCGAACGCCGAATTATCTACGGTATAATCTATAATTACTTTTGCGGTATATTCAGAGGTACCCTTACCAGGTACTCTATAAACTTGGTCTTTACCTGTGCCTACTATTTGTCTTCCCTGTGCATACTCAACCTCAACGGTTGGGTCTGCAGGTTCTATGGCAATTCTATTGATTAATAAGTTTGGCATATATTTTTCAACAGAATCTCTTATGTCCGCCTCAATCGCATTTTCAGTCAGACCATCGTAAGGTTCAAAAATATATTCATACAATCTTGTCCCAAAATCAGGAAGATAATATCTTGAACCTCTTTTTGTTAAAATCAGATGCAATAAATCAGAACGGATTTGAGCCGCAGCGGTCTCGGTCAATAATAGGTAATCACCTTTATTAGAATCTTCAAAAGGGAAATTTAAACCATATGTAATTCCGTCTGCCATATTCTATAAATATAGAAACATCATTTTTTAATTGTAGTGGACCCTTTGAGGTATTGTGGAGTAAAAGGACAATGTCTACATCCACTACCACAACAACGTCCTCTTTGTCTGTGATATTCTTCGGTAAATACTAACTTACCATTATCAAAATAATAAAGGAGGGGTATGTCCCCTCCTTTATCTGTGTTAGACTTATTCATTCTTAAACTGTGGTAATTTCACAAGCTCCGCCAGCACAAGCCAACTCACCTGACAAATCAGTTTCATCTGAAACTTCTACAATTTTAGAAAGGTCAACATTTTTCAAAGTCGCCAACATTGCTTCGTAGTCTTCTTTAGAACAATCTTCGAATGGTGCTTGTTTGTAAGTGTGACCAGCGTAAGGTAGAACTGAAAGACCATTATAGTAATCTTTGTTTTCCCACATCCAATTTCCTACTGCAGACCACTCGTGGTCTCTTACCGAAATTGTTGCAGACACATTGTGTGTGTTACTACCAGTTCTGTGTCCAAATTTAACCCACTCGTTATGAACTTTTTTTACTCTTTCAAGAAGTTGAATTGGTGACTCAGTTCTCATAATTGAACCTTCTGGTGATTTTTGCGGAATAGAAATCACCGCGGTGTCGTGTGGACGGAAATATTCATCTTCAATTAATTCAGGATGATTCTGAACCAGGTGCTTATACATTGATTCATTCTTACCAACACGAATTCTTCTGATGTAATAATCGTTGTGCCAAGCGTGGATTCCTGATGAAGTTCCTAAGGTTAAAGATGTTGTTCCTGCAGGTTTTACAGTGGTTGTTCTCGCCGCTTTGTTAATACCAATGATAGAAGCCACTCTTTCATTTTCTTCTTTTACCACTTTAGCCGCCGCCTTCATATTCATACCTAATACAACACCTGAACCAATTCCTGTCATTGAAACTCCAATAAGAGCATCTTTTTCAGTGGTTCTTTGCCAAATAGGACGAAGGTAGTGGAAGTTACTGTAACCCGCCTGAAGTGTACCAATGAAAGCCGCCGCTCTAACACGTGATTCAAAATCTTCTTGTGACTCAAGGTTTGAAACGTTTACCTCAGTTAAGTTACAGAATTGGAATGGACGAAGTGCAATTTCACAACAAGGGTTAGTTCCCCAATCTTTGTCATTTGACAAATAGATACCTGGTTCACCAGCACCACTCGCTTCAATTCTTGCCCACAAATCCATAAAATACTCTTTGGTGATTTTGTGACGGAGCAAGTTTGCTGAGTTGTTAGCTCTTCCTCTTTGTGGATTCTTTTCCCACCAAGAACCACTCTTACAAGAAATCATCTCATCGTCTGATGCTGAGAACAAACAAATAAGTGCCGCTCTACGAATACCACCCGCTAAAACTGCGTCTGCAATGTGACAAACAATATCGTGAACTTCAATAGGACGAAGTTTGTCACCATCTGTTTTACTATCAAGAATACCTTCAACTTTAATCAAACATTCTTTCAAGGGTTGAGGACCTGGCGCCTTACCACCTGATGTTACTAATCTTGCTCCTTTGGGACGAATATCACTGAAATCAAATTCAATGTGTGAACCACCAAAGAAATATGATTTCATTAATAATTTCACAGCATCTGCCCAACCTTCGATAGAGTCAGCGATAAGGTATCTTCTACCTCTATCTTTGTTAGGTTTATGAATTTCGGGTAAAAGTTCTGTGTGATGTTTTTGTACAGAGTACCCCACTCCTGTTCCACCTAAAAGTAAGAACATAATTTCTGAGAATACTCTCCAATCGTCTACAGGTGCGTATGCACAGTTGTAAATTCTGTTTGGAGAAATTTCGATAGGTTTACCCGCAAACTGCATACTTCTCATTGAGGGAAGAATTTGTTTCTTGTAAACATACTTGTAGTTTTCTCTAATTTCGTTTTCAAGTTGTGGATACTTTTTGATGTGCATATCCATATTTCTTGTAACGAGTTCTTGCCAAGTTTCTCTACGATTTAATTCCGGTATGTATTTAGCATACTTCATATAAACCGTAATGTCTGATAAAATTTCTGTTGAAATGTCCATTTTTTATAATTTGTTGTTATTTTAATTTATTTGAAAA